GCGCTTTCGGGCGTACTCGATCGCGCGGCAATGGGGCTGGATGTCCGCGAACGACGTGCGGCGCAAGGAAAACGAGAATCCCATCGACGGCGGCGATGCCTACCTCACGCCACTCAACATGGTGGACGCCGGCAAGAACACCGCCGACGAGAAGGACGACGATGACCCGCCCGCAAAGCCGAACGGCAAGGGAAATGGCAACGCAAGGAGCCTGCAATGACTGAGATGGAACGCCGCACGGTAACGCTCGAAACCATCCGCATCGAAAAGCGAGAAGACGGCAGGCCGCGCCTGGTCGGGCACGCCGCGGTCTTCAATCAGTTGTCCGAGGATCTCGGCGGCTTTCGCGAGCAGATCCTGCCCGGTGCGTTCATCGAGGCGATCGAGAAGGACGACATCCGTGCGCTGTGGAACCACAACCCTGACCATGTGCTTGGCCGCAAGGCCGCCGGCACGCTCACCCTCGCGGAAGATGTGCGCGGTCTCGCGATCGAGATCCTGCCGCCCGACACGCAGGTCGGGCGCGACCTTGTCACGCTGCTGGAGCGGGGCGACGTGAATCAGATGAGCTTCGGGTTCTCGGTGCGTCCCGGCGGGCAGGACTGGGCGAAGGACGACAACGGCCAGGTGGTGCGCACGTTGAAACGGGTGCGGCTCTTCGATGTCTCGCCGGTTACGTTTCCAGCGTTTCCGCAGACCGATATCGCGGTGCGTGAGCTGCGCGCATGGGTGCAGGCACAGGCACCAGCCACGCCCTGGCGAGTGCGACTCCTGCGCCGGCGCCTTGAGTTGATCGCGTAGCGCCAACTGCACAGTTCCTGGCGTTCCGCCTTCGTGGACGGCGGCGGGCGCCTTAATCGGTGTTCGAGCCGTCCGCAAACATTCCCGAAAGGAGCAGTCCATGAAACTCGCAGAGCTTCGCGAGGAACGCGGTCGCGTCATCAAACTGACGCGGGAGATCCTCGACAAGGCGGAAAAGGAAAACCGCGACCTCACCGCCGAGGAACAAGGCAAGTACGACGAGCTGTTCAAGCAGCAGGAGCAGATCCGCGGTCGCATCGATCGCGAGGAGCGCCTGCTGGAGATCGAGCGCGAGGCGGCGAAGAACGCGATTCGCACCGATCCGGCGGCGCCTGCGCCGAGCAACATCCCGGCCGAGGTGCGGGACGCCTACGGCCAGAGGGTGACGCCGGAGTACCGCGCGGCGTTCGCCAAGTTCCTGCGCGAAGGCCGCGCCGTGATGAGCGCCGAGGAAGTGCGGGCCCTAGCTGCCGATGACAATGTCGGCGGCGGCTTCACGCTCGCGCCGCAGCAGTTCGTCACCGACCTGCTCAAGGCCGTGGACGATCAGGTGTTCATCCGGCCGCTCGCGACCAAGTTCCAGGTGAGCGGCTCCCAGTCCCTGGGCGCCCCGGCGCTCGACGCCGATCCGGCGGACTCTGACTGGACCTCGGAACTCGCCACCGGGAACGAAGACACTGCTATGAAGTTCGGCAAGCGCGAGCTCACCCCGCACCCGCTCGCCAAGCGCATCAAGGTGTCGAACAAGCTGCTGCGCATGAGCGCCTTGCCGATCGAGAGCGTGGTGCGCGAGCGCCTCGCCTACAAGTTCGGCATCACCGAGGAGAAGGGCTTCCTCACCGGCACCGGCGCGAACCAGCCTCTCGGAGTGTTCACCGCAAGTGCAAACGGCATCTCGACCGGGCGGGATTCGCTCACCGGATCCGCGACCTCGATCACCTTCGACGGTCTGTACGACGCGAAGTACAAGCTGAAGGGCAACTACTGGGCGCGCGCCCGGTGGCTCTTCCATCGCGACGCGCTGAAGATCATTTCGAAGCTGAAGGACACCCAGACCCGCTACCTCTGGGAGCCGTCGCAAAAGGTCGGCCAGCCAGACATGCTGCTCGGCGTGCCGGTGATGATGTCGGAATACGTGCCGAACACCTTCACCACCGGCAAGTACGTCGGCATGATCGCAGACTTCAGCTTCTACTGGATCGCCGATTCCATCGATGTGGCGGTGCAGCGCTTGGTCGAGCTCTACGCCGAGACCAACCAGACGGGCTTCATCGCCCGGCAGGAAGTCGACGGCATGCCGGCGCTCGAAGAGGCTTTCGTCCGCCTGAAGACCGACTAATCCGCCATCGTGACTTTGAAGGGCCGGGCTCGCTCGGCCCTTCTTCTTTTCCCCTTTTCGTAGAAAGGAATCGCCATGCGCGATCAGAAATCGGAACTGGACTTCAAGGAGTCGCTCGCCCCGGCGAGCCGCACCGCTACCGTGAACGGCACGGGCATCGACCTCGCGAACGCCGATGGCGCCACCGCAATCATGCAGGCCGGCGCCGCGGGCGGCACAACTCCTTCCTTCACCTTCAAGGTGCAGGAATCGGACGACGATTCGACCTACGCCGATGTCGCTGCGGCGGATCTCGTGGGTTCACAGCCCGCTGCCGTCACTGCGGCGCAGGCGCCGGTGCGGGTCGGCTATATCGGCAAGAAGCGCTATCTGCGCTGGGCGATCACGGCGGTGTCTGGCACGAGCCCGACGCTGCTTTGCTCGGCTGGCGTGCTGCTCGGCCACATCCGCAAGCAGCCGGTGTAACGCAATAGGGCCAGAGGGTCGCCCCTGGCTCTTTACTTTTGGGGAGATCCCATGAAGGTGAAGCTACTCACGATCTACGCCTCGCCCCAGCGCTGCGCGCAACCCGGGGACGTGATCGAGGTCCCGGCGCCGGAAGGCGCCGCCCTGATCCAAGGCGGCTACGCCGAGGCGGTGAAAGAGACGATAGAGACGACTTCAGCCCCCGCCGCCGAGAACGCCGCGCTGCGTGGCAGGCGCCATGGGCGATAAATACGACCTGTCGTCGGCTGGACTCAGCGCCCCGGCGGAAAACGCGCTAGCGGTGACGCCGGACGACGGCACCAACCTCGGCTACTACTCGCGCGCCCTTTACGTGGGCGGCGCCGGGAATTTGAAGATCGATACCGTGGGCGGCAGCACGGTGACCTTCGTCTCTGTACCCGCCGGCACCGTGCTCCCGGTGCGCGCGAAGAAGGTGCACGCGACCGGAACCACCGCCACCAACATCGTCGCGCTGTGGTGATGCGGCGGCTCATCGAGTGGCTTCGCTCATGGCTCCGCCCCGGCAGGCCTGGCATGTCAGGCAGAGCGAAGTTGCAGGCCAGGATGAGAGCCCGAGTCTATCGGGCCGCAGAGGACGCCTGGTATCGCTGGAATCCGCGAACCGGGGAGCTTGAGAGGGAATAGCCCATGGCAACCGTTTACACATCGGCCGGCGAAGCGAAAGTCGTCGATCTTATCGACGGCACGAGTGCGGTGCATCTGGACGCAACCAACGCGAAGATCGGATGGGGCACGGGTGCCGGCACGGCGGCGAAGGGTGACACGACGCTCTTTACCGAGGCGAGCGAGGCCCGTGTGGCGGCCACTGTGACGCAGCCGGTCGCCGACAAGAACCGCTGGGTCGGCACCCTCACCGCCGATGCGGCCAAGACCATCACCAACGCCGGGCTCTTCGATGCGGCAACCGGCGGCAATCTGATCGTTCATGGCGACTTCGCCGGCATCGCGCTCTCCCTCGGAGACAAGATCGAGTTCACGATCGATCTCGAGCAGACGTAATCTGCCATGGCCACCGACTCGATTACAGTCAAAGACGAGGCGTCCGGTCTGGAGGTCGCGACACGCACGATCAGCGAGAACTCGCTGACGAAGCATGTCACACGCGTGCAGCCGGAAAATCCCGGCCGGCAAGAGCTCACCCTGCATGCAGTGAACGTTGTGGGTGTGACTACGGAGGCGCTGTTCTCGATGACGCCTGTCACGGACTTCGTGAACGGGACGGCCGGCACATCGTATACGGTGCCGACGGGCAAGAAGCTGGTCATCACCAGCATCACCGCGACCAGCAAGGTGAACGGCGCGACCGAAAGCGCGACGACGTTCAACTTGCGCGTGAACCCGAGTGGCGCGGCGGCAGCAACCAGCCCTATAGCCTGGACTGGCACGACGGGCTGCCCAGATCCGGCGTCTGTGGCGAACAACGGCTTGCCGCCGATCTGTGCAACGTTCCCCGACGGAATCGAGATACCCGCAGGCGCAGGAGTCGGCGTGTCGCGTGTTGCCACTGGTTCGACGCACAACACGGATAGCGTCAGCGTGAACGGCTATCTGAAGGACGCATAAGCCAATGCTCCCGGTACTCTTCCGGTCGGACTCTGGAACGACCTACACCCAGATCCTCGCCGCGACTGCGGTGGGGGCTGCGGTGATTTCAGACATCGTAACCTACGGCAAGGCTCTTGCAGCGACCGCTGTGGGCGTTGTCACCATTGCCAAAAAGGCCCTCAAAACATTGGCGGCAACATCCGTGGGGGTTGCAACGCTATCCCCGGCATCGGTCATTGGAAAAACGCTAGGTGCGACGGCAACCGGTGTCGCCAGCTTGGCTGCCGCCCTACTGATGCCTGTGACGATGGCTGCGGTTGCGGTGGGCATCTCAACCGTGTCTCGTGCCCTGACCTATGCGCGCACGCTCGCGGTAACAGTTAATGCGATCGCGACGCTGGGGACGGCGTTGCGCTTATCCGTGGTCATGGCTGCTACGGCAACAGGCGTTGCGGCGCTCAGCACGGCGCGTAAATTCGCGCAAACCCTCTCGGCTGCGGCAATCGGCGTCGCGTCCCTCACGACGCAGTTCATTGAGGGTCTTGTCTCTGGTGTCAAGCGCGCAGTCATCTGGATCGGTAACAAGATCGGCTTGTGAGGACAGTTAATGAGGACTCTTGTCATCGCCTCGGCACCAACTTCCGAGCCGCTCACGCTTGCCGAGGCGAAGGATCACCTGCGCGAGACGACGACCAATCGCGACACTTACATCACCACGCTCATCAAGGTGGCGCGTGAGCGCGTCGAGACCATCACGCGGCGCGCGCTCATCACGCAGGTCTGGGACTACAAACTGAGTCGCTTCCCGGGCTGGGATATCGAGATACCTTTGCCGCCTCTTGTCTCGGTGGGCTCGATCACTTACCTCGAATCCGCGGCTGGCAATTCAACAGTTCTTGCGGCGAGCGAATACCGCGTGGCTGGCGTCAATGGCCACAACCCGGGGCGAGTGACGCCGGAATTCGGCAAGTCCTGGCCGACGACCTACGGGGTCGAGGAAGCCGTCACCGTGCGCTTCACGGCGGGATATGGTGCTGCGGCGGCTGTGCCAGCGGAGATCAAGCAGGCGATGTTGCTGCTGCTCGCCGCGTGGAACGAGAACGCCGAGGAGATCGTCGCGGGAGTGAGCGTCTCAACTCTGCCAATGCCGGTGAGCGCGATGTCGATTCTGCGGTCTTATGTCGTGGACTATCCATGAGAGCCGGTCGCTTGCGCCACCAGATCACAATCCAGCAGTCAACGCCTGCGCAGAATGCGAAGGGGGAACCGATCGATTCCTGGGGAACGTTCGCTACGGTATGGGCATCGATAGAGCCAATCGGCGGCGGCGAGCGCTTTGCCGCTGACCAGGTGATCGCTGATGCCACGCACAGGGTCACGATCCGCTACACCGCTGGTGTTGAGCCGAAAATGCGCGTGCTGTTCGGCTCGCGTGTGTTCGATATCCGCGAGGTCCGTAACCTCGAGGAGCGCAACCGCACGATGGAACTGACCTGCCGAGAGCTGAATCCATGACCTTCGAGATCAAGGGCGGTGCAGAGCTTCAGCGCGCGCTCCGCGAATTTCCGGTTGAGGTCGAGCGCAGGCTATTGCGCGGGGGGGCAAAAGCTGGCGCCGAGGTTATTGCCGAGGAAGCGAAACGCCTGGTCCCGGTCGAAACCGGCGAACTGCGCGACACCATCCGGGTGGAGATGAGCGCAAGACGCGGCACCGTCACCGCTTCCGTGGCTGTGGGCGAGGGCCGCAAGGGCTGGTATGCGCATCTGGTGGAGCTGACCGGCAGTGCGCCGCATGAGATACGCCCCAAGGGCGCCGCGTCGCTTTTCTTCGCTGGTCTGTTGCGCAAGGTCGTCAAGCATCCAGGTTCGGCGCCGAAGCCGTTCCTGCGTCCCGCCTTCGACGGCCGGGTACAGGCCGCACTCGATGCAATGGCGGCGTATCTGCGGGCACGCATCCCGCAGGTGGCGGCAAGGCTTGCCCGGCGGGCGCGATGATCGAACAGCATCTCTACCAGCGGCTCACCGGATTCGCAGGGTTGACGGCGCTGGTCGCAACGAGGGTCTATCCGCAGAAGCTGCCACAGGAGCCGACCTACCCGGCGGTGACGTACCTGACGGTCTCCGCGCTGCGTGAATCGGCGATGAGCGCCGATCCCGGAGTCGCCAGACGGCGCTTCTCGGTGATCGCTTGGGGCGCGACTTTCACCAGCGCATCGGATGTCGCCGAGCAGGTTCGCGCCGCGCTGCAACGCTACAAGGGCACGCTGGACGGTACCGAGGTACTGGACAGCTACATCGTGTTGACGCGCGACCTTTACAACGACGATGCGAAGGTCTTCAGCGTAGTCAACGATTTCGACATCGCATACAGGGAATAGCCCGATGGCCGCGAAAGTCTGGACCGATGTGCGCCTGTTCTGGGACGCCTACAACCTCTCCGGGGACATCAATGCCTTGGCGCTGAATTACGGCGTGGAGTTGGAGGATGCCACCGTACTGCTCGACGCAAGCCGCCGCCGACGCGCCGGGCTGAAGACGATCGCCTTCCAGCACGAAGGCTTCGTCAACCTTGGCGCCGACCAGATCGACGATGTGCTCTTCAACGACATCGCGGTCGCCAACGTGCCGATGACGATCTGCCCGCACAACAGCGCCGCAGAGGGCGAGATCGCGTTCTTCTTCCAGGGGCTGGCCGGTCAGTACCAGCCCGGCGCCCCGGTGGGCGAGATGCACCGCTTCTCGGTGTCGGGCGGGGCCGATGACGGCCGCGATCTCATCCGCGGCACGGTGATGCACAACGCCACCCGCACCGCGAGCGGCAACGGCACCGCTCGCCAGCTTGGGTCTGTCTCGGCCACGCAGAAGCTCTATGCCGCGCTGCACGTCTTCGATTCCGTGGCCGGAACCACTCCGACGCTCGATGTGAAAGTGCAAAGCGACGACGCGAGCGGCTTTGCCTCGCCGATCGATCGCATCACCTTCGCGCAGAAAACCGCCAAAGGCTCGCAGTATGCAACGCCGGTGGATGGCCCGATCACCGACAACTGGTTCAGAATAACCTATGCTATAGGTGGGACTAGCCCTAGTTTTACGTTCGTCGTTGTTCTCGGCGTTCAATGAAGACTTGTCCAGCCTGTAACCAAGCCAAAGAAGAGGCACAATTCTTCCGTAATAGACGGCGACGCGATGGCTTGTCGACGTACTGCAAGCCATGTCATAGCGCCCACACCAATGCGAACCGTCGCGCAAAGCCGGAGTTGTCGAGGGAATACGCAAAGCGCTGGCGACAGAAAAATCCAGACAAGGTTGACGCTCAGCGTAAGCGCTTTCGAGAGAGGAATAAGGAGAAATTGGCCGCGAAGCGGCGCGACTACTATCGACGTAACTCGGACAAAGTGAAGGCGGCAGCCGCTCGTTGGTGCAAGGAAAATCGCGAGGCTTACTTAGCGATCACACGCAAGGATGCGCGAGCGCAATAGAGAGATCATTCGCGAACGCAATCGCCGTTGGTCCAAGGATAATCCAGAAAATGCTAGGCGAGCGCAGCATAGGCGGCGTGCCAGAAAAGCGGCAGCTCTAGTTATTCCGTTCTCAAAAGGAAGAGCTTGCACAGCGCCTTTCAATGTTCGGCGATAAATGCTGGATGTGCGACGAGTTAGCTGATGCAATTGATCACGTGAAGCCGATAGCCAAGGGCGGGGCACATACACTAGCTAACCTTCGGCCGATCTGCAGCATCTGCAACAGTTCCAAGGGTGCGAAATGGCCGTTGTCTGAATTAGCGCTTCGATACCGCATCTGAATATTTGGCCGCTGGCAGTGGCCTTTCTTTTAAGGAGTCGATCATGCCGTCACTTGTGCTGAGGAATGCCTATTTGTCGGTCAATGCCGTAAACCTGTCCGCCCGCGTCCGCCAGGTCACGGTGAACTACAGCGCGGAAATCCCGGACAAGACCGCGATGAGCAACACCAGCCGCGCCCGTCTCGGAGGGCTGAAGGACTGGTCGCTCGATGTCGAGTTCTTGCAGGACTTCGATGCCGGCCAGGTCGATGCCACGATTTTCCCGATCGTCGGCACGCAAATCGCGATCGAAGTCCGTCCCGATGCCGGCGCGGTATCCGCCACCAATCCGAAATACACCGGCAACGGCATCATCGAGAGCTACTCGCCGATTGCCGGAGCAGTGGGAGACACCGCCATGACGCCGGTGCGCATCGTCGGTGCTGATGGCGTAGCCCTTGCCCGGGCGACGGCATAAAAGAGGGCGGCATGCAATACCTCACCAGAGAGCAGATCCTCGGTGCCGACGACCAGCGGTTTGTCGATGTCGCGGTGCCGGAGTGGAAGGGCAAGGTCCGTATCGCGGCATTGACCGCCGGCCAGCGCGATGCGCTCGAAGCGGCGCTGCTGGAATCTACGAAAAAAGGGGCATCCGTCATCCCGCAGTATCGCGCCAAGATCGTCGCCATGTGCTGCGTCGACGGCGATGGCAAACGGATCTTCACCGAAGCAGACATCCCGAAGCTCGAAGAGCGCAACGCCGCGGCCGTGGACCGTATCGTCCGGGCTTGCAATAAGCTCAACGTCATCTCCGAGTCCGAGCTGGAGGAGTTGACAAAAAACTCCGCGCCCGGCGCGGCAGACAGTTCCTCTTCCACCTAGCGAAGCAGCTCGGGAAATTCGTGTGGGAAGTCGAACAGCTCTGCTCCAGCCGGGAGATCGCGGAGTGGATGGCGTTTTTCAGGATCGAGCACGAAGCCAGGCTGAAGGATGAGGCCGCCGCTCGGGCTCAGGCCGGGGTCGAGGCGCGCGTAAGGCGCAGAAGGTAAAGACGGTGGCTATCAAACTCGCATCGCTGCTGATCGACATGCAGGCCAATGTCGCGCGCCTGCAGGCCGACATGAACCGGGCGGCCAATATCGTCGAGCGTTCGACGAATCAAATGCAGCGCAGTCTACGGCGCATCACGAACATCTTCACACTCGGCCTGGGCGCCACCGCACTAGTGCGGGGTGTCGGCTCGCTGGTGCAGGCCGCGAAACAAGCCGAGGCTGAGCAGGCGAGGCTCACCGCTACGATCCGTGCTCAGGGCCATGCCGCGGGATTCACCCGATTGCAGCTCGAGGCGATGAATGATGAGCTCACGCGCACCACACAGTTCGACAGCGGGCCGATCCGCAGCGCGCAGGCCGAGCTGATCAAGTTCGGCAACATCCATGGTGATGTCTTCCGCGACGCGCTGAAGATTGCTGCGGACTACGCCGCCTTCACCGGTTCCGACATGCCGGATGCGGCGCAGAAGCTCGGCCGGGCGCTGGCGGCGCCGCATGAATCGGTCGGTGTCTTGGAGAAAGAACTCGGCAAGCTCACCAAGGCGCAAAAAGACGCCATCGACCGCATGGTCGAGCACAATGATGTCGCCGGCGCGCAAGCGGCGGTCCTCGACATCGTCCGCGGCAAGATCGGCGGCACGGCCGAGCTGATGAATGTCGGCTACACCAAGGCGGTGGCGGATGCCGCCAAGGCGTGGGAAGCCTTCAAGACGGCCGTGGCGAACGTCCCGGCCGGGCAGGGCGTGCTGGGTTCGTTCTTCAAGTTCCTGACCGATTCGCTGAACGACATCGCCGCAATCCTGGAACGCGGGACCTGGCTCGATTCGCTGATGTTCCTGCTCGGATTCCGCGGCGGTGGAATATCCGCCGTGGCACCCCACGCCCGCGAGTTTGCGGCCTTGAACGAGGAGCTGGTGAAACTCGACGAGAGCGTCAAGGTCGCGGAGCAATACGGCGGGCGCGCCACGGAACAGCAACTGAAGCGCCGGGAAGAGATCCTGAAGCGCCTGAATGCGATCCAGGACGAACTCGGGGGCAAGGGTGCTGTGAAACCGCCGCGCTTGACCGAGGATCCCGGCAGCCGTCGGTTCGCCATCCCGGCACCCACGCCACCGGCCCGCTGGCCCGGCGAGCGAGGCCTAAATGTGCTTGGCCTGGACGTCGGCTTCTTCCATGAGCAGTTCCGGATTGCCGCGAAGATGACCGATGACATGCGCGCCAATCTTCTCGGCTTCGATCAGGAGTATTTCTCCAGTGCGGAGAAACGGGCAGCGTATCAGCGCCTGGAGATCGAGCGCACACGGGAACTCGCAGCCGCAGGCAAGAGCTATCTCACCTTCATTGAGCTGGAAACAGCCTTGATGGAGGGCAGCTCGCGCGAAAAGCAGGACCTGATCGATGAACTCGCGCTGGTAGAGCTGGGATTAGAGCGCGGCACGGAAGCGTTGAATCACTGGGCGGAAGCGGTCAGAAAGGCGCGCGACAGACAGGATGAGCTGCGCGCCTCGTTCGCTCATGGCATCCGATCAGGTGCGGACAGCTTGGTCGACGAAGCGGCGAACATTGCGCGACAGTCTCAACGTCTCTTTGAAAATACCTTCCGCGGCATGGAAGACGCACTGGTCGAGTTCGTGAAGACCGGCAAGTTCGAATTCCGCGATTTTGCCTCGTCGATCATCGAGGAGCTGTTCCGCATCCAGATTCAGTCCGCCATCATCGGCCCGCTGGCCGGATTGTTTCAGGGCTTCGGCACCACGTCTGGCACGACCACGGTCGGCCCCGCAATGTTTCCGCAGAACATCGAGGCCAGGCAGCACGGCGGGCCGGTCACAGCGTACACGCCCTACATCGTCGGCGAGAGTGGGCCGGAGCTGTTTGTGCCGCGCACGTCCGGGCAGATTGTGCCGAATGCTGGCATGGGCAATGTGACTATCGTCCAGCACATAAACATCGACTCGCGCTCCGACCAAGCATCGATCGTCACCGCGATGATCCAGGCCAAGGAAGCGGCGAAGGCCGAAATTCGTAACGAGTTCTACCGCGGTGGCCGCGTCGCTGCGGCGGCTGGTACGCGATGACGGATATCGCCTTCCCGACGCTCACCCGCTCCGCGCCGCCGGAACTAACCTGGGGCATCGTGTGGAACACGCAGGTGTTCGAGGCGCCGGAGACCGGCTCGATCCAGACGGTGGAGAACCCCGGCGCGCGGTGGCGGGCGCAGATGCAGTTTCCCAATCTTGAGGAAGCTGATGCCACGCTGCTGCAGGCGTGGCTGATGAAACTGCGCGGCCGGGCGAACCGGGCGCTGATCCACAACTTCGCGCGCCCCAATGTGCGCGGCACGATGACCGGCACGCCGCTGGTGAATGGCGCGTCGCAGACTGGCTCGTCGCTCGTGATCGACGGCGGCGGCAATGCGCGAACGCTGCTCGCCGGGGATTTCTTCGGAGTGGGCGGGAAACTGAAGATGGTGGTCGCGGACATGACCACCGATGCCAGCGGCAACGGCACCATCACCTTCGAGCCGCCGATCCCGTCCGGGCAGTCGCCAGCGGACAACGCCTCGATCACGCTGGTCAAGCCGACCTGCCGGATGATCATGGAATCGGATTCGGCGGAGTGGCTCACGCGGGCGCCGATTCTGACCGACGTTCCGCTGTCGTTCATAGAAGTGTTTTCATGAGAAGCGAACCACGAAGACACGAAGGCACGAAGAAGTCACGAAGGATTTGTTTGTGTTCCTTTGTGTCTTTGTGCCTTGGTGGTGAACAACGATGACCCGCTCAGCGACGGCTGCGGCGCTTGCCGCAATGGAGGCTGAGCATGTGCCGATGCTCGCCTTCGTCGAGATGCAGTTCGCGTCCGGTACGGTGCGGGTATGCAACGCCTTCGAGTCGGTGCCGTGGAACGGCTTCACCTGGCTGGGGCTCGGCAATCTCGGGACGATCGAGCCGATCGAGGAATCCACCGAGCTGCAGATGTCCGGCATCGGCCTGCAGCTCTCCGGCGTTAACCCGGCGCTGATCGCGACCGCGCTTGGGGAGCAGTACCAGGGCCGGCGGTGCAACATCTGGTTCGCGCCGCTGGGCGTGGACGACCTCGCCACGCTCGAGTTCGACTTCGCCGGGACGAGAAGTCTTGTCCCGAGGTTCGGTTCCGCGACCGTGACCTTCACTCGCGCCGGCGCAACGGCGACGCGGGTGAACAGCGCGGGCCTGATCGAGGCCGTGGCCGCCGATACCGCGCGCTTCGATTTCGACCCGCTCACGCTAGCGTGCAAGGGATTGCTGATCGAAGAGGCGCGGACGAATAACTTCCTGCAGAGTGCCGCGTTTGACAGCGCGAGCTGGAGCAAGTCGAACAGCTCGATCACCGCCAATGCCGCGACTGCGCCGGATGGCACGGCGGCGATGGACAAGATGGTTGAGAACACGGCGGCCAGTGCGCAGCATTTGGTTTCGCAATCTGCCTCGTATACAAACGGACAAAAGTACACCGTTTCCATTTGGTTTAAGGCGGCGGAGCGGGTACGACTGGCCATCAATGCGCAATGGATCGGCTGGAAGAGTGCGAGCTACAACGCTTCGACCGGGACTGTAGTTGCGAACCAAGATGCCGCGGTGATCACGCCATCCATCGAGAATTGGGGCAATGGTATCTACCGCGCCGTCTTCACCGCGACTTGCGATCAGGTGACTGGCTCCTATGCCACGGAATTCATTGTCGAGCTAGCGGACGGAACAAGGTTCTACACCGGAGATGGCGTGTCGGGTATTCATCTGTGGGGCGCTCAAGTAGAGCCTGGTGCCTTCGCCACGTCCTACATCCCCACGACCTCGGCCGCAGTCACGCGCAACTCGGATGTGGCGCGAATTACTAGCTTGGGGAGTTGGTTCAACGCAGCCGAAAGTGCGGTCGCTGCAGAATTCATCGTCCCTGCTACAGGGCAGTATGGCGCGCTCTTCGACATTAACGACAGCACCCAAAACGAGCAATTGCGCGGAAGCGTCGCGCCAGATCGTACGTTAAACCATCTGGTGCGCGATGGCGGCATTGTCCAGACGAACTTCTTCACCGCAAACGTACTCAGCGCAGGCGCGATAGCACGCGGTGCGTGGGCCTTCAAGGCGAGCGATTTTGCGGTTACGGCGGATGGCGGTGCGGTCGCTACGCAGTCAAGCGGCACCATGCCCTCGCCGACGAGGGTAGAGCTTGGTTCGATGGATGTCGGCGTGTTCATACTTAACAGCCACTTGCGCCGCTTCACGTACTACAACAAGCGGCTGACGAATGCCCAGCTCGAAGCGCGCTCCCTGAACGGTCCGCAAGGCTACGGGATCATTGCTGACCCGATCGGCCCATTCCGTTGGCGGATCGATACCATGGCGATCGAAAAAGGCAAGACCGCCACGATCACGCTGACCGCAGAGAACCGCCTCGCCGACTGGGACCGGGCGAGGATTCGCCGCTGGACAGACGAAGACCAGAAGGCCGACTATCCGACTGACCGCTTTTTCGAGTTCATCCCGGAGCTGCAGGAGAAGGAAATCATCTTCTAGTGGCCGGTGGCTCGTGGGCTGGTGACTCGTGAGGCAAACCAACAGCCGCAGCCCGGTTGCGGGTGGAGTACCATAAGGGCATGGACTCTGGACTCAGGACTCTGTGCTCTGTGATCGCCCTGGCGCTGGCGGGGTGTGCGTGGTCGCCGGAAAAGGTTCGCGAGCAGCAAATCTCCGAATCTATTGACAAACCAGGCGTGAGCCTTGAACAGGTGACGCGGTGCATGACACGTGCGTTCGACGAGAAGCTGGGGACGCATAATAATCTGCGTGTGTATGGTGAGACCGCCGAATTGATCGCCAGTGATCCATCGCAGCCGAATCTATTTGCACCCTTGGCAATGTCCTCCGGCGCATTGGTTGTGGTGGACTTCAGGAAAAGTGGGGATGGTGTGAACGTGACTTACCACCTGAACCGCGAAGTCATGTTCATCGAGTCCTTCAAGAGAGACATGAGGGAGATCATCAACTCGTGCTGAGAAGGCAGGACTGGCCGGAACGCCTGGCCGAGACGCTGGAAGCCGCGAAAGATCGCGGCTTTTTTTTCGACTCTCACGGCCACGACTGCACCAGCTTTGCGGCGGCATGCGTGGCGGCCATGACCGGCAGGGACTTCACGCAGGACTTTCCGGCGTATGACAGTGAGGAAGCGGCAGCGGAGATCCTGCGGGAAAACGGAGGCCTCGCCGCAATGGTT